CCACGAGGTACCCAGCGTGGTCGTCGTGCACCCGAGCGCGTCGACCGCTCGGGTGGCTGAGAGTCAGCGGCGCGGGACGGCGTGCGGCGATCTCGCTCGCCACACGTTCGGCCGCGCGCGCCTGCGCATCGCGTTCGCTGCGCGTAGAGCCCCAATCCCCGGTCTCCTCGTGGGTTTGGTTGACGTTGCGGCGCCGTCGAGCGCCGCAACGCGCGCACTCCTCGTGCACACAAACGCAGCCGTGCGCAGCGCGGTTTTCGTCACGCCCGACCGGCCCGGTATACGCTTCCGTGGACAGCTCGCGGATCGCATCGTGGGTGCATGCCATCACACCACCGCCCATCCATCGCGTGGTCGGAAATCCTTGGGACGGTCCACCGAGTCCCCACTGGCGCGCAGGATGCGCCGCAGCTCACGAGGGGACGCGATCTGCCTGAGGTAGGTCTCACCCGTCTCGGGGTCGCGGTCTGGTACGTGTGTCTTTTGCGCGGTCATCACACTGCCTCCACTATGCACAGGTAATCGTGGTCTACGTCGATGCGAACGTGTCGTATCCGGCGTCCATGCGCCCGTTGCTGTGCCTGATTCGGTAGCCCATCACACCACCTCCGAGCGGTACACAGCGCACTCGGGAAGAGAGGCCTCCAAATACGCAGGGACGTCCACGAGGACGATTGCGCGCGACTCGTCGGCCCACCGTGGGCTCATGTCGTAGCCCACGGTGTCAGGGTGATCGCTGACGATGTCGGCGGCAGCTGCGGCTAGGCAATCGTCCCGGTCCTCGTACTGCTTCGCGTCGATCTGCAGCGTGATGTAGTGCTTGGCCATGGTCAGTCTCCTCTTCTGCCGCGGTATTTCGCGGCCACACACAGAACATAACACCGTTTGAATCTCGCGCCACAAAAATCATACGGGGGTAGTGGTTTTTGTTTGCTTGCTCGGCGGCGCCCCGCAGTCGGGGCACCGCGCTGCAGAGCTCGGACGCCCACGCTTGCGGCCCGTGATGGCGCCCGAGGTGTACGCGTCGCCCTTGGCGTAATGCTTGGCGGCTCGCAGGTCGGTGAAGCCGCGCACGATCAGCATGCGCGGGCCTTCCGGCGTGTCGACCACCTGCCAGAGCTCATAGGTGCTGCCGTGCAACTCGATGCGGTACACGCTACACGTCCACCAGAGGTGGTCATCGTTGTATTTCCAGAGCATGGTCAGGCCTCCAATCCGGCGGCATGAATTGCGGCGCGCCTATCTTGCGTCGCGAGTAGTGGCGATCGGCCAGCGCGCAGCAGTCGCGATCGAACTTGGTCGCGCGAGTCCAGCCCATCACCTCAGGCGCCTTCCCACGAACACGTGCCGTCATCCCAGCGCACCCGAATGCGCCCATTCGCGATTCGTAGAACTACACCCCGCCTACCGTCGATACGCACATTGTGGCCTACCCTGATGCCCATGGCGGTCAGTCTCCCTAAGCGGCGTGAGTGCCGCTGCAGTGGCTGCAGCTCGTGGCTGCAGCCCTAGCAGCGTGGCTCAGCACCAAACGACGCCAACCACGCGACCATTAGAGCGAACCTCTGCCACGACGTGGCGGTACTTCTCGCGCTTGTCGCAAGCGAAGTAGCCGTAGGCGTTGTGTCGCTTGCTTCCGTGCGTCGCAGCTGCCGCTACGCTCTTGAAGGCCTTGCTCATCGTCGTGTTTTCCATGAACTATTTATAAGTATAAACAGAGCAGGGCGCAAGGTCTTTTCTGCAGAAAATCACAAGCCGATGATTTCCCTACGTTCTTAGCCAGCGCTGAGCGACTACTCGCATCCACGAGAGTAAGGATTCTCACGTCTGGAGAGCTCTGATAGGCTCAGGCGGCGGGCTGGGGAGGCGGCAAGACTAGACCTGTCAGGTATCTACTCACGTGCGCGCGCCCGCCCGAATTAGGCATTTTGCGATCAGCTCAGCCGTAGTGGGCCTCACGCTCTAGCGCTATCGAGACAGTCCCCACTGGCACGCTGTCACCGCTTACTGTAATAATGTTCCACGTGAAACAGCGGGAACACGCATGGGATGCCGCACGCCTCGCGAGCAGGCGGCCACTGCGCAAGCCGTACAAGCCTGTTGGGCCTGTGGGGCCTGACGTGATTGCCGAGGTAGTGCGAGGCGAGCGCCCAGCGCCCAACTGGGCGGGCTGCAAAGGCTGCGGCCACCACGTGTGCAGCTGCAAGCGACGGGTGACCTGTGTCTCGTGCAATGCGACTGGTGACGAGAGCACGCATCGCCTCGTGTCGGTCACTTCGCGTGTGCGCGTTTGGTACTGCGACGCATGCGCGGACAAAGGTGTGCAGCTCACGCCCGAGCAACGCGCACGTCTGGGGATGGAGTGACCATGCTGCTGAAACACATCGTTGTCGCAGTGACGTTGGCTCTGGGCGGCTGCGGAACAACGCTGCCCGCCGATGGCATGACGCAGTTCGCCCACATGCTGGAGTCCACCAAGGCCGCATGGCTGCTCGTGTGTGAGCCGCAGCCAACAGCTGCAGACCACGCAGCAGCCTGCGACGTGGCAGCGGCGCACGTCAACGGTGCAGTGGGCATCTACACCGAGCTGAACGAGGAGCTCAAGTGACAGAGGACCCCGAGCGTTATAGGAGCACCAGCATCGTCACGCAGCTCGGCGTCGTCAGCGTCGAGCTGCCCGAGGGCGTAGACGCCTCCACACGAGAGCCGCTCATCCTCGCAATGCGGTCTGCGTTGGAAACGCTGGGCGGCGACCTGGCGCCGTACGAGGCCACCAAATGAGCTGGCTCGACCTACTCACCAAGGGCCTGGGTGCGCTCGGTCGCATGGTCGGTGTACGCGCAGGCCCTGACGTTGCGCCGCTGCCCCTGCGCCACTGGGTGCCGCCGCACAACACCACGCAGGCGTGGAGCGCAGGCCCAGGGCGTTGCTACTACTGCTTGGCGCACGAGCTGACGCAGGCGTTCGACAAGCCCTGTCCGCGCAAGCGGCCGCCGTCTGTGGAGCTGGCGTGAAGCGCATCGAGGCTCGTCGGCGCGGCTGGCAATACGGCATCACCACTGTCCACGGCTCGATGGAAGTCTGCCCGAGAGCGGGGCGGCGATGAGCGCCAAGGACGCGCCGATCGCGAAGCCGCTGACGTTCGAGCAGGTGAAGGCGTTTGCCGCGCGCATGCAGCCGTCCCCGCCGTTGCAGGCCATCGAGCCAATCAAGTGGACGCCGGAGCTTGCGAAAGCCTGGGGCGTCGGAGCGCTGAACGCGCCGGACAGGTGGCGCACGCGTCGCGACTGGATGGAGCGCGAGGCAACCTTCTGGGAAGAGTCTGACCCGTGGGTCCGTCGCTGGGTCGCGGCGCAGCTCTGGGAGAACCGCTTCGGTGGGCCGTAACCGCCAGCAGAACGTTGCCAACAGCGACGCGCGAGAGCTCGCCAGAGAGGCGGCTACCGCTGAGGTGCGCCGTCAGCGCGCCGTGGGCGAGGCGCTCGACCTGAAGGCCGCACTGGACGCCGTGCGCGGCGGGCCGCTCGACATCACAGCTGCTGCGGCAATGGCGCAGGGCGACCTGTCACGGCTGACGATGGTGTTTTGGGTGCAGTGCATGTCCGTGCTGACCGACCGAGCGCAGCACGCGCCGGACATCAACGCGCAGGTCAACGCGGCGAACATGGGCGCGCAGCGTGCGTGTGACATGGCTCGGCTCATCGCCGAGGCGAACGACCGAGTAGGCACGAAGCCTGCGCCGGCCGCGCAGGCTGAGGTTGTGGACACGCTGACGCCCGAGGAGAAGACCGCGTTTGTCCGCGCACACCTGAAGGTGGCTCGGTGAACACCGAGGTTCTCGCACGGCGCATGCGTGACGAGCTCGTCCGCGCGGGCAGCCTCGAGCACATGATCGGCGAGCATCGGCTGCCGACCTACCACGCGTTTCGTAGGTGGAACGTCGAGCGGCAGAGCCGAGAGCACCGCGACTGGTGCGCCGAGATTGGCGCGCGCTTCGATCGCATGTGGGTCGACCAGGCGGCGCGCCGCACGTGGAAGACATCCAGCTGGCTCGTAACCGGAGTCGAAGAATGCATCCGCTTCTACCTGCAGCACGGCCGTGGCGCGCACGGGATGATTGCTATCCCAGTCGCCAAGAAGATCGGCGGCGTGCTGGTGCCGAACATCAAGAAGATCTTCCGCGACATGCCCAAGGGCTACGCGCCGGAGCACCGTGGTAGCGGTCAGGGCGAGCACGAGCACCTGTACGTGCCCGCCGTGGACGGTCGTATCAAGCTGGTCGGGCTCGACCATCACCCAGACGCGCTCCGTGGACCGTTCCTCGACTGGGCTTTCATCACCGAGGCCGGATACGTCACCACCGACCTTGAAGGCACGGTCGTCAGCGAAATCATGCTGCAGTTCCAGGGCCTCGATCACGCGTGGATCGCGCTCGAGAGCAGCGCGCCCAAGTCGGTTGACCATCCGTTCCGCCGCGTGTTCGTGGTCGATGCGATGGCGCGCGGAGCGTACTCGGAGCAGGTAATCACCGACAATACCTCGCTCACGAAGGAAGAGATCGAGGACGAGATACGCATGACGGGCGGCATGCAGAGCGCCGTCACCAAGCGCGAGTTGTTCAACATCGTCGACCCCGACCCCGAGCAGATGGTGGTGCCCGAGTTCAACGAGTCGATCCACGTCGTGGACAGCTGGCCGATGCCCGAGCACGCGCTCTGTCACGAGGGCTACGACCCAGGCACCACCGACCCGCACGGGCTGGTCGGCATCATGCTCGACTGGATGACGCAGACAATCGTGATCGTGTTCAGCTGGAAGAAGCCGAACGCGAGCACGGACGAAGTGGTGCGCACGGCGCAGGGCTTCGAGCGCGAGCTGTGGGGCACTGAGCACGCGACGCCCGACACGCGCAGGCCGAACACCGGGCTGATTTCCATCGCCGGAGCGGAGCGCAGAGGCGCTGGAAAGGTGTGGTCGCCGCCGCCTGGCGCGCTCACCTACTGGGACCCGAACGGTTGGACGCTGAAGCCGAACCCGTTCAGCCGCATCTCAGACGTCAAGAATCAGTTCGTGATCGACATGAACGTCGACCACGCGATGTCCGTGCGCAACGCTGAGAAAGAACCTGGCAGCGCAGAGGCCGACGAGCAGCACCTGCGCATGCTGTTCAACGCGCGGCATCCAGACGGCCGCCCGAAGATCGTCATCCTGCGCAACGGGCACACCGAAGACATCATCATGCAGCTGCGTAGCGGCATGTGGAAGGTCGACGAGACCGGACACAAGACCGACTGGCAGCGCACGAAGCTGCTGGGTCACCTCGATTGCATCGCGGCGCTGAAGTACGTGGTGCGCGATGTGAAGTGGCGCCGCAATCCGTACCCGCCCGAGGCCATCGACGTGAACGCGCCTAACACGTGGGTTCCCGAGCGCCTCAAGAAACAGATGCGCGGTTCGAGCGTTCAGATTCCGGCCGTCCGAGCGATGGGCGGCCGCACACCGTGGAGACCGAGATGATGACCTGGGAAATCGTTGTGCTCATCGCGTCCACGCAGCTCGCGCTGCTGGTTGCGATGGCGCTGCGGCGCGACACCACCACCGTGCGCGAACTGAAGGCGGAACAGGCGGCGATGAAGGCCGACTGGTCAGCCAAGTTCGCCGAGCTCGTGGACGCTCACGCGCGCGACTCCGAGCTGATGACTAGGCGGCTGAACGCGGTCACTCCGGGCATGAACCCGCTCGGCAGCACGTACAGCACCAAGCCTCAGAGGGCCGGCTGATGGCCACTGAGCACGTGCTGCGCCTGCGCATCACCGAGGCCGCAAAGGCTGCGGAGCTGGCGAACCAGCGCCAGGACCAGCGCGGCTACGAGCGGGCGTGCGCAGCCTACCAGGCGGCCGACCGGGCGTTGCGCGTGCTCGAGGCCGACCGGAACAGGCGGGCGATCGAAGAGCTCGAGATGAGCGCACTCCCATGCCGCGGCGGTTCCAGGCTCTCGTTCGCCAAGATCGTGAAATCCGGCGTGCCCGTCGAGGTGCTCGATAGTCGCGGATGGGAAACCGATAGCCATGGCGGCATGTGGCTGCCGCCGAAGCCGGTGCACCTGGCCGTCGTGCGCATGCCACCAGCGGAAGACGAGATCGGCTGATGGCGTCGGTCAACACGCTTGAACGACGCATGCGAGAGCTTGCAGCTGAGGGCGGCATCCACGGTCTCAGCCCCGGGAAACTGCGGAAGGTGCTCAAGCGCCACCGCGACACGTATCGAAAACTGATGAGCTCAACACGAGTGGAGACCGCGAATGCCAGACCCAGCGATAGCGACGACAGCGGAAGCGCCGAAGCCGCACCGTCACACGAATGACGAGAAGTATCTGTTTACGTGCCCCGCGTGCCGCGCCGCCGACAAGGCGCGTAGCGCGATGAGCGTGCGCGCGATCAAGGAAAAGGAGCTGGTCAACGTCACGTTCTGGATTCCAGAAACGACCTTCGACAACATGGTTTGTCGCGCCTACCTCGCCGAGAAGTACCCCGACGCCCCGTACATCAGCAGTCAGATCAACCTGGCGAGCATCGCGGGTTGGCCGACCGAGGACAAGATCGTGATCGTGCGTCGCGACACGTGGCCGAAGGCTCCTGGCCGCGCGACCACGCGTGAAAAAGACGAAGAGGGCAAGTGGATGTACGTCGACGTGCCGCCCGAGACGTACCTGCACGAAGTGGTGGAGATGGCGCCGATCCATATCCACTCGGCCATGGTGGCCACTGCGGCCAACAGATTCAACAAGTCGAAGCTGGACCTCAAGCCGCTCATCGCGCGGTTGTGCGAGGTGATGCCGCAGCCGTACCGCATCGATCTACCGCGGCACGACAAAGACACGGAAGCGCGTTTCGTTCACGCGTGAGGTAAGCCATGCAAGCCGCCAAGAACACAACGCCGCAACGCGCACCGGATTACGTCGGTCTCAAGACCGGGCAAGCCTTTCTCGATGGTGCGCGCGAGATGGAACGCTGTTGGCTGCACACAGCGCGCTCGCGCGGCATCTGGCGGCTCTGGTGGCTCATCTACTGCCAGCTGCACGGCATCGATCCCACGACTGGCGCGTACAACTCGAACTCTGAGTTGCAGTTCGTCGGCTCGCAGCAGCAGTACGCGTTGTTCCGCGTGCAGCTGACGCGCCGCTACATCCAGCAACGCGAGATGATGGCCAAGGATCAGCGACCGAGCTTCAACGGCGTCGCGCGCAATAACGACGTCGCGGCGCTCGCCGAGGTGAACATCGCGACGAAGGCGATCGAGTACATGCTCTCGCAGGCACATCTCGAGGAAGAGGCCTCGGAGGCGCTTTCGTCGCTGTGCAACTACGGCGGCGGCGGGCTGATGCTCGGCTGGGATCACGAGGGCGGCGACTTGGTTCCGGCGATGGAGCCGATCATCGACGAGAACGGCGATGTCGCGCTGGTCGAGAAGGTCGACGAGAACAACCAGCCGATCATTGGTCAGGATGAGCAGGGCAACCCGGTTCCGGAGATGGAACCTGTTCTCGAGCCGACGCAGAAGCCGAGCGGATGCCCGACGCTGCACAAGCTGTATCCGTGGCAGATGGCTTATGACGCGTACATGGAGAAGAACCACCCGGCGATCATCACCAAGACGCCGGTCAACAAGTACGAACTCGCGGCGCAGTTTCCGGAGAAGTACGACGAGATCATCAAGCTCTCGATCGATGATGAGATGGGTGATGACGCGCTGTTCGCCTGGGGCGGCGCCAAGGCCGTGTCGAGCGACACGATCGTGTTGCGCCAGTACTTTCACCGAAACTGCAAGGCGGTGCGCGGCGGACGTTGGGCGGGCTACGTCAAGGACGTGGGGTTGTGGGGCGTCGACGAGCCCATGGCGTGTCCTCTGCCGAAAGGCTTGCCCGTCAAGATCATGATGGGGCCACGCTACGACGGCACGGGCTTCGGGTATCCGGAGAGCAGCGATCTGTTGTCGCTGCAAGCCGTCATCAACGAAGTCATTTCGATGTGCGTGACGAACATCCAGAAGCGCGGCAACGCGAACGCGTACAAGCGCGACGATATTCAGATCGACGAAGCATCGTGGAGCGCTGGCGGGAAGCTGATCGATCTACCCGCAGGCGCGGAGCCTCCCACGTGGGATGAGCCGCCGAAGATGGACACGCTAAGCCAGTACATCTTGGAGTTCTGCCTCGAGCAGGCTCGCTTGATGCTCGGCTCGAACAGCGTCACCGAGGGCAACCCGGAGGCAAACATCACGAGCGGCAGCTTTGCTGTGTTGCTCGTGAACGTCGCGCAGAAGTACGCGAGCAAGATGCAGGAGGCGTACGACACTGCGATCACTGCGATCGCAAACGACGCACTGGTGCTCACGCGTCAGAACGCGGAAAACGGCTTCTGGGCGAAGATCGCTGGCATCGGTGATGCGCCCTACGCGCAGATGATCGAGAAGTCGCGGTTGGATTCGCTGCACAGCGTGGAGCTCGTACGCAAGAGCCCGGTGCTGTCCACGTTCCCCGGTCGTGTCGAGATGTTCGACCGGCTGATCAAGCTGCCGAAGCAAGAGCGCGCGGACGCATCCGAGATGCTGCTCAACTCGGATATGGAGAGCTTCGCTGGTCGCGACCAGGCGCAGAAGATCCGCATCCGCAAGGAGAACGAGTGGCTGCTTCAGGGCATCAACCCACCGGTCACGCTCTGGGATGACCACGCGATGGAGGGAAAAGAGCATCGCATGCAGTACGACAAGCTGCGCACGATGGATCCTCCGATAGATCCGAAGGCGCTGAAGGTGTGGACGAGCGCGTGTCAGGCGAGCGACGCGCACCTACAGGCGCACGCGCAGGCGCTGGCGACCGCGCCGCCAGCGATCGCGCTCGTGGCTGGCTGGGCGCCGCTGGGCATGGGTGCCGGCGGGGCGTCGCCGCCGCAGCAAGAGAGCGGCGAGGAACAGGGCAAGCCGGGTCAGCAGTCGTCGCCGCAGGGCGGTGGCGGGCCGAAGGCACCCAGCGCACCGAAACCTCCGACTCCGCCGAAGGGCGGCAGTGGAAAGCAGAGTGAAGCGGCATGAGCGACGAGAACCAGAGCACCACTACTCCGGCGCCGAGCTCGGCGCCGGCAGTCGATCGCGTAGTCCATACCGGGGGCAGCTACCACGAGTTCCAGGACCGCGTGAACCAGCGCGTGAAGGCGCTGGAGCAGCAGTCCAAGGGCCTGAACCAACCGGCGCCTCCGCAGCCTCCGCCCGTGGCCAAGACCGTCCAGCCGGCCCCCAAGCAGTCGCTGGAGCAGGTCCAGGCGAACGCCGCGGCCGAGGCCCAAGCGCTGCTCGATCCGAGCGCTCCACCGCCTGCCGAGGGCGGCGAGCAGCAGGAGGGTCAGACCGACCAGCCGCAGATCACGCCCGAAGACCTGGAGTTGTTGGCGAAGGCCAAGAAGTGGCTCGAGTCCGAGGAGATGCCGGAGGAGTTCTATTCGAAGCTGGTGAAGCTGAAGAACGGCGAGGAGTTCGAGCACGAGCCATATGAAGAGGCGATCGCCGGACGCATGCGGGAGCGAGACCATTCGCGCGCGATGCAGGCGATCAAGCGCGAGCGCGACGAATGGGCGCAGCGCGAGCAGCATTTCACCTCGCACTTTGACGCGATTTTCAACGACGCGGACAACGGCGCCGCTGGCGGCGAGGCGATGTATGAGATCTACAGCCGCGCCGGCAAGTTCAAGCAGCTCGAGCACCTCTATGGCCGCATGGATCGCGAGCGGCAGGAGGACGTAGACGCGGCGAACGGCATGGGCCTCGCGATCATGCGCCGCATGCGCCTCGACCCGGCGAACCCCGCACACGTGAAGGACCACCGCGTGCAGGAGGCGATCAACAAGGAATGGACGCGCCGCAGGCAACAGCGAGAATCCGACGCGCACCACCGCGCCGTGCGGCTCGAAAACGAGCGGCTGAAGAGGGAGACCCAGCGCAAGCAGTCAGACGACCAGCAGCAAGAGTACTACGCCACGCAGCGCAAGCAGCTCGAGCAGCTCCGCCCCCGGGCCTTCGAGAAGTTCGGGCTCAAGCACGATGATCCGGTACAGCGCCAGGAGTTTGACGCTCACCTCAACGCGCTGATCCAGCAGGAGAGCGCTACACGCGTCACCCCCGAGCTGGTGGTCCGGGCCGCACGCGCGGCCAAAGAGAAGCTCAAGGAGATCGAGCGCCGCAGGATGGGCGGCGGCACGCCGGCGGGCCAAGGTGGGCAACAGCAGACCTTCAGCCCCTCTTTGTCGGGCGGCGGCAGGATGCCCGGCAACGGCAAGCCCAAGCAGTGGCACGCGGAAAACTTCGCCCATGAGTTCAAGTTGCCCAAATGGTGATCATGACCGACCACGCTCCACAGCTTCCACCAGATGACACAACCTGCCGCGAACTGCCGCAGCTGCTGAAGCCTGCGGAAGCGGCGAAGCTGCTGCGGCGCAGCCCGCGCACGCTGCGAAACTGGGAAAAAGACGGCCGAATCCGCGCGGTGAGGATCGCAGGCGGAAGGCCGCTGTATGAGCTGTCGGAGCTCGAGCGCGTTATTGCTGCTGGGTCGTGATTGTGTCAGGTTTGTTGTGGCTACTGGCAGTGGTCGTCAAACCCTGTTGGTAGCTACGCATCCGGGACGAAAGCCCAGGCGGCGGGACAGTGGGAATCGTGGCCTAAGAGCCCTCCGACAAGCCCACGCAGTGCCCCCGCGCTGGTGACTGAACCCGAACGGACAGCGGTGAGACGGCTCACCTCTCCATCGTTCGAGGTTCATCAATGTCCGCATCAACGCTCAGTGCGTTGCTCACCACTCGCTACGGCGACTGGCAACGCCCGATTCTGCCTCCGAATACGTTCACGATGTCTCTGCCGTTCGTCGGTTCCGACGACAAGAGCGGCGAGAAGTTCAGCATGCCGATCTTGGTGGCGATCTCGCAAGGCGCGACGGTCGACAACACCGGCGGTGTAGTCACGCTGAACGGCGCGCGTAGCGGCAAAAACCTTCGAGCCGAGCTCGATGGCGTCAACCTCTACATGCAGGAGCAGCTCTCGTACTCGGACCTCATGAAGATGAGCAACGGGGCGAGCGATTCGGGCAGCGCCGCAGCGTACTCGACGGGCCCGGACTGGGTCTACTACTCGATGCTGCTCGGCTTGCAGCACCACAGCGAAATGATGTCGCTCTATGGCGCTGGCACGGCCAGCACCATGGGTTGTGACATCGGCGTGATCGACGCGACGCCAACGGCTGCAGGCGGCCCGAACTACAACTCGGCGACGCCTCCGACCGTGCGCATCACCGGCGCGAGCTGGGCGAAACTGCTGTGGATGAACAGCGGATCGGGTGGGGATACCGACAAGGGCATGCTGGTCGACATCTACCAGTCGGACGGCACCACGCTGCGCACGTCGAACATCCGAGTCATCGGCGTTGTGAACCCGAACAAGTGCCAGGTGCAGATGGAGGAAACGGCGCTGTCGTCGACTCCAGGCGCCGCGGTGACTGCGGGCGATCGCATCGTTCCCAAGGGCTGGGTGGGTTCGTCGGCTCTTGGCATGTCGGGCATCATGCAGACGGTCGGCAACTTCGCCGGCATCGACAACACTGCGAACGTGCACTGGCGCCCGCAGATGTTCGACTGCGGCGCGGTCGCGATCAGCTTCGACTTGCTCGTGCAGTTCGCCGGCAAGCTGAAGGGTAGCGGCTTCGAGCAGGGCGTGTTCGACGTGTGGGGCGCTCCGCCAGTGATGTCCGTGCTGAGCAACTCACTCAACTCTCAGTCGCGCTGGAACGACAACGGCGGAACCACGAAGAAGGTCGTGGGCACCGGCGCGTTGGAAGTCGACACTGAGATCGGCAAGTTCGTCTTTCACAGCTACGGCTACATCAAGCAGGGCGAACTGCTGGTGATCGCGCGCGGTGACGCGGTGCGCATCGGCGCATCGGAGCAGCGCCAAGAGGGCGTCAACGGCGAGGGCCTCGTGCTCGAGCTCGCGAACCTCTCGGGCACCGAGATGCGGGCAATGGCGCAGTTCGCGCCGCTGCTGACTCGGCCGCTGTTCTCGGGCCGCATGTTCAACTTCACCGTTTTGGCCGGCGGCTTCGACGTCCCCGCCCCGTGAGCGATCCATGGCAACACACAACGCAAAAACCGCCGCAACAAACTCGTATGCCGTCAAGGTGGCGTACGAGGATGTTGCGGGTTCATACGGCGGGTGGTTCTTGGCAGTCGTCCAGGCGCCTGGGCTGTCCGATGTCGACGACGGCGGCAATCCGTCGGACGGGCCGAGCTACGGAAACTACATCGCGAACGGCGTAATCAGGTCGCAGACCGGCGGGGCGTACGACCTGTACGGACTCGCGCTTCACGAGCACGTAACCGCGAAGCTCGAGAAGTTGCTCGGCGTCGGACACACGGCGAAGTGGTCGGCGACGATCGTGCAATCGGTGACGCCCGCGGTCATCGACGACAACTGGTGAATCAACCTGGGCGCCGGTCGGGGGCTTTCCCCTTTCACCCCGGCCGGCGCGTTTCCTCGAGGAAAACAAGCCCGCAAGTCCCTGGAATCATTGGCCGCTTATTTGAGGTGTCATGGATCCATTCACGATCGCAGCGCTCGGACTCGGCACCGCGGGAAGCCTCGGCGGCGCGATCTACAACGCTGCGACCGCGAAGGATCGCAAGCGCAAGTTCCTCGAGGAGCAGCAGCGCATCGCGCAGAAGACCGCGCGCGGTCACACGGTGGACTTCGCCAAGAGCCTGACCGCGCCGGCCCCGCGCGGCGCTGACTTCTGGGACAGCTCGTATGGACCGATCGACGCGAAGGAACGCCAGAACGAAGTCGACAAGTACGCCGAAGAAAACTTCGACGTGAACCCCATGGACTTCGTGCCGTTCGTGCAGAACGCCACGCAGCTCGCGGGCGGGCTCTACGACGCTGGTCTGAGCAAGCCGCCTGATCCGAGCCGCCTTCCGGACGCAGGGGGCTTCCAGCTCGATGATCCGGGCACGCTCGAGTACTACAACCCCGAGCAGGCGGGCCTCGACGCGAAGGCGCCGTGGGATGAACTCGAGTACTACGATCCGCGGCAGTCGCAGCGCTGGTGGCAGCGATGAGGTCAGATGAACTCGTTGACCGCGCGCGCAAGGCCGCAGGCATCGGCTCGGCTGCGGCGTGGCCCGACTGGCCCGACTCGAGGGTCCTCGCCGAGCTCACCGAACGCCATTGCTCGCTGATGGGCGAAGAAGAGATCCGCGCGCGCGCGGGCTACGGCGTTCAGTTCGAGTTCCGCACGTGCGCGGTTGGACAGCAGATGTACCCAGTGCCGAGCCGCGCGGTCGGCGGCGCATTCGAGAATCTCTGCATTCTGCTCCCTGGCGCGGTGACCTGGACTCCGCTCGACAGGGCCGAAGTGTACGGCTCCGAGTTGTTCGACATGGGGCTTACCAAGCCCGGTCGACCGCTGCGCTACGTCGTGGAGGACGGCTTTGTGCGGCTGATGCCGTCGCCAGACGCGGCGTACACCATCCGCTTCGCGTTCTACATTCGGCCCTCGCAGCTGGTTACCTCGCAGAGTTCCGCGCTAGGCGGCGACGGCGTATTGCGTGGGCTCATCACGGATATCTCGGCCATCGCAAGCCGGCAGGTGACGTTTAGCACCGTCCCCTTCGACCAGTCGCTGAGCCCTCCGGCCGCGATCACGTCTGGCAATCAGACGGTGGATGTTGTGCGCCCGAACGGCACGTTCGCTCTGGCGGCGTACTCACTCGTTCAGACGTTCTCCGGCGCGGTGATGACGTTCGGCGGCACCCAAAGCCTGCAGCGCGTAAGGGTCGGCGATTTCATCCGAGTGGCCGACCAGACTGATTGGCCGATGGGCTTGCCGCAGGAAGCGCACCGCATGGTAGCGAACCGCGCGGCAGCGGAGATCGTTCGAGACATCGGCGTGGAGGAGAAGATCCAATCACTCGCGCAGGTGGTTGAGGCGGACCTCAAACGCTTCCGCAACTCGAGCCGCCCGCAGGTGAAGTCGCAGCCGAAGGTCCTTCCACTGCTGCCCATGAGCCGCCGCTGATGGCCATCGCTCCCCCAGGCATCCTTCGGCGCATTCCGCCGAGCCCACCAGCTCCACCTGCAGACTATCAGGTGCTGCTCGGCTCGAAGCTGCGGCTGCTGTTCGACGTGCGCAGCGGCGGCGAGTTTGCGCCTGGCCGCTGGATCTCACACGGCGCAGCTGTTGGCGGCATCCGTGTGCGCGCACCAAGCGTGGTGCGCCGGCCGCGCGTTGAGGTGGACGGCTTCGGTCACTTCGGCGGCGCTGGTGTGATCCGACTCTCGCCCACCAATCACCTATGCATGCAGGCTGAGAAGATCTCGAACCTTGTGCCGGTTGGCACAAGGGTAGAGGGTTTCCTGATCGGCAGAGCAAACACGCTGGTCGTGACTGGGGCCGTCTGCGGCGTGGTTGACACGGCGGCTAGCACTCAGTCTGGGGCGTCGTTCGACGCGGATGCGAGCGCCATGGTCGGCTATGCCGGCGGCAATGTTCCGTCAGCGTTCACAGACACAGCCTCCCCGCACATGTTCTCCGTCGATCTAGGCGAGGACTCGCTCAAGCGCCTTCGCATCGACAACGCGATCGTGGCGACAGGCGGGGCCGGCGCCGTAACTACGGCGACTACACAAGCAGCCGTTGGCGGCTTCGCTACCGGGTGGACTTCGAGCGCCGACTTTCTGATCGCGCAGTGGGGCGTGATCTCGCCGCCGATGACAGACGCGGAGCGCGCGCGCTTCCTCGAGATCGCTCGCAACGATTGGCGCTTCTGATGGGCATCTTCCTCCCACGCCAGGAAGTGTTTTCTCCGGTCGGGCTGGTCACGCAGCCGAGCCAATACGCGCATTACCCGAGCGGCGCGGGCAGGGTCGTCCGCAACGTGACGATGCGTAACCCTGGTGAGCTGGTGCAAGCGCCTGGGATTCAGGGTTCTGTGAGCGTCGGCGGCGTGGATCGCGTCATCCACAAGCAGGCGCCGCTCGACAACGGCGAGGTCTACTCGTTCTGCGAAATCGGCACCGTGTGGAGCGTGTTCTGTGGCGTCAACACGGCCAGCTTCATCGGCTCGAACGTAAACGCGTTCTCGAGCACGGGGCGCATCTCGTGGGCGCGTGTGGCCGAGCGTTTGCTGGTGAACGGGACACGCGGGTTCTTGGTTGGCGACTACATGGCGCCGACGTCGGCCGCTGAGCGTGCGCTGCGCACTGCGGGTTTACCGCAGTTGAATCGCTTCACGCATAACCTTGTAGACACTGGCAACGGCTGGCTACTCGGCGGCCAGATGGTCGCGTACAGGTTCTGCGTGGTCCGCGAGCTCGCCAACGGCTACACGCTGAGGTCGGTTCCCAGTCCACCGTACAAAGCGATGCACGGCACGCTGACGTCGGCCGGCACTAACCCGCGGTTCGATCTGTTCTGGGTCGCTGCGCTCGACATCTAGGCCGGCGACAAGATCGAGGTCTACCGCACCGACGCACTGGCCACAACGAACTACTTTACGGACCCCGGAAGTACGTACAAACGCGTCTTCGTGCACACGATCACGTCTGCGGAAGCGGCAGCGAACTTCGTGCAGTTCAAAGACACGCAGCCGTACGTTGCAGGGACCACGGTCTCTCCGGGCGAAGAGCTCTACACGAACCCCGGCCAAGAGGGCGAGCTCTACGCGAACCGCAGGCCGCCGATCGCGAAGTGTGTCACCAGCTTCAAGGGTTTTGCGTTCTACGGTCACACGACTGAGCGCGCGCAGTGGAGGTGGACCGTTCCGGGCGGCTTTGGGCGCCAGAGTGAAGCTGTAGCCGCTGGTCTGACAGCGGCTGGCTTCAAGCAGTACGGGATCGGAAACCGCACCGGCGCTGGCACTGTCAGTATCGGCTCGCCAACCATCACCGGCGTAAGCGCGGCAGACATGGTCGGCATCGTGCCAGGTCAGCGATGGTTCGGCGGCGGACAGTTCGTGTTCAGCGACCGCGTCCTATCGGTGACGGCGACGACCATCACCATGTCGGCGAACGCGCTGGCAAACGGCACAACGTTTTCGCTGATCGACATGTTCGAAATCAACGGCACGCTCGTCTACCTCGATGGCGCCGCTGGCATGTTGACGACGATGTTCAACGCGTACGAGGTGACTGGGCCGCCTGTGCCACCGACTGGCGGCGGCAACATGCTGACCGCGTTCGAGTACACGGTGGAGACGAACCTTCACCCGCTCGACACGAACATCACGATTCGCGGCACCAACGGCCAGAACTACTCGCCAGCGATTCCGGAGATTGGCGCGACCGTAAAAACGATCGTACCGATTACCAGCAAGAACCGCATCGCTTGGGCGAAGGAGCAGCAGCCAGAGCACGCGCCGAGCGTGAGCGAGGACTTCGTAGGCTTCGGCGAGCTGTACGCGATGGAGTCGACGCGCGACGCTGTTTGGCTCGCGTGTTCTGACGGCGTGTTCCGGTTGAGCGGAGACGCTGGCGCGCTTGGGCTCGGCAACTGGCAACGTGACTACGCGAACAGCACGCTGATTCTTGCCGGGCCGCAGGCGATGACTGCTCTCAATGAGAGCGTGTACGGCTATTTCAACAGCGGGTTCTGCGAGGTGGATTCCGCGGGAACGATCACAAACCTGACGAACAAAGTCGTTGGCGATGTGTTGCCGGGCACCCGTTACAGCGAAGATCGCGGACTCATCGTAGAGCGCAACGAGACCGACGACGAGGTGCTGCTCGCGCTGGGCGAAAACGCCGATTCGTCATCAAACACGGTCTACGTGTTCAACACTTCGCAGCGCGGTTGGACATACCTGAACGGCGCAGCCGCGTTGACTCGCGTGACCGCGATCTCCATGCAGCGCGCGCCGCTTTCCGGCGAGGCTCGGGTGTTGTTCGCGATCTCAGTGCCATCAGGGACCCCGAGCTTCGGAGGCTGGAACAGCCAAAGCAGCTTTCTAGAGTGGGATGTGCAGTATCAGCCGCTTTACGGCGACGACCCGCTCGAGCTCAAAAACTGGATCTGGTGCGACTACCTATTCAGCGTTGCTTCGGCTGGGCGCAACGTGACGCCGGTGTTCAATGGAACGCCTTTCGCTGGGGTGATCGACGTCCAGGCGCTGGATGCGGGTGCGTACGCGCGCGCGGGTGTGCCGCGCGAGGCGGGTCAGTCGCAGTCGATCAGCCCCGGCGTACGCGGCGCAGCGTCGGCTACGCAGGCCAGGTTTCAGGGGCTGTCCATGGCGCTCAAGCAGCGCACCAACCAGAGCAAGAAGCGATGAGAGGAAACCAGCCACGCATTCGGAACCAACTCGCCAAGAATGTAACGCTTGGGGAGCAGTTCCGCGACGCGCAGAAGGGTCTGGATGTCATCCCGATCACCGCGATGCGTAAGACCGAGATGGCGTACTCCGAGCCGATGGTGCTCGGCAACCTCTCGCGTCAGCCGGACGCGATCGAGGTCATTCGCGTCATCGACCTGCAGAACCAGGAGCGATCAATCCCCGCTGGTGGGCTGTGTCACTTCGTCTGGCTGCCGGACAAGGGCGGCGCGAATATTGGCTCTGTCGACGGCATGAGCGTCGCCTCTAACGGCGGCAGAAAATACCGCTTCACGATCAGGCTCACCTACGCGCCGGTCGGAGGGTTCAATGGCTGACGGCGACCTCTACCTAGGGCTTCAGCAGCAGCTGTCGACGCAGCTATTCGGCAAGCCGATTGCGGTCGGCAATATGACCGCTGAGCAGCGCAAGGTGTTTCAGGCTGAGTGGGGCAAGGTCGTCCAGCAGCTACCGGCCCAGTTCCGCGGCGAATACACCGAGCGGCTGAACAACGAGATCAAGACGCAGCCGCTGCCCGGCTCGCGTACGAGTTCGGCGGGCAGCGTCATGCGCGCAGGCGCAGCCAGCCAGATCGGCGTGCGCGCGCAGCAAGACGCAGCCGAGAACACGCGTGCGCTGGGGAACATCCAGGGCGAGATCAGTCTCGCTAACGACATCGACCGCAACGCGATTGGTAGCCTCACGGCCGGCGGGGAGCAGCGCAGGCTTGCGCAGACTGACATCGCGAGCCGCGTGCGCTCGCAGGGCGACGCTGCGAACGCGTCGACAGCTGCGCTGTGGGGCGGCTACGCGCAGGGTCAGGGCGGGCTCAACGCGCGCGATCAGCAGACGATGGCGGATTACCGAAGCTCGGTGAATCCGCTCATGACGCAGCTGCAGGCGCGCGGCAGCAACCCGGCGGACATTCAGCGGCAGGTCGATTCGTACGGTCTGGCGCAGAACATCGCAGGCGGAGGGCTCGACTACACGGCCTCGCAGTATGCGAGCAACCCTGCTGACGTGCAGAGGCAGCTCGCGTCGTACAACCAGCTGCAGGGCGTCGGGGCAGGCTCACTCGACTACCAGGCCGCGCAGTGGCAGTCGAACCAAGCGGACGTTGCGCGCCAGCTGCAGGGTTACAACGACCTGCGTGGCATCGGCCAGGGCAATCTCGATTGGAAGTCGCAGGCCGCGCAGGCGTACGCCAGCCCGGAAGACCTCGAGAACCAGAAGCAAGCGCTGACCGACATCCGCACGGATCTGAAATCAGGTTCGGCCGGACAGAAGGAAGTCCGCGACAAGTTCAAGTCACTGTCCGACCCGGAGGTGACCGCGAAAGAGCGGTTTCTTTCCGAGCTCGCTCGCCGCGAGTTCGAGTCTGCCGACAAGAGCTCGCGTGATGCGGTCTCGAGCAACCTCGCGATGCGCGGCCTGCGCTCGGGCGGCCAGCAGATCGCGGGCCAACAGGCCGCGCAGCAGCAGCTCTCGCAGGATCGCCTACTGAAAGAGCTCGGCATCCAGGCGCAGGCGGTAGACCGCAGCATGGAGGCGCTGGGCGGCTGGGGCACGGCGGAAAACAGCATTCGCCAGGGCGACCAGAACGCGCTGAACATGCAGGCCGGCCTCACCACCGACATGCGCAATGCGTCGTTCGATGAGGCCTACAAGCGCGGCATCGGCGCAGACAACGCGAGTGCGGCGAACCAAGCAACGCGACTCACCGGCACGGTGCACTCGGCCAATCAGGCGACGAACATGCGCAACGCCTCGGACGCGGTTGGCATGTTCAACACGGGCGAGACGAATGTGGCGCGCGCGAACAATCAGCAGACGCGCTTGTCTGGTATCCAAGGCGCAGCGACGCAGAGCAACGCGATCCGCAGCGCGAACGACTACGTTGGCACCTTCAACGTTGGCGAACAGAACACCGCGAAGGCCAACAACCAAGCCACGCGCATGGGCGGCGCGCAGCTGCAGGCGGTGCAGTCCAACGCGATCCGCTCGGCGAACGACGGTCAGCGTCAGTTCGAGGACACATACGCCGCAGGCGAACGCGATCGTGTCGGGCGACTCGCCGGCCAGACCGCTGACATCGGACTGGCGCAGACAAGGCAAGAGGGTGGCCGACAGACCGACGTGTTCGACCGCGGCGTGAAGGCGATCGACACGGGTTATGGGCGCCAACAGGACCCGAACGCGCTCGACTGGGAAGCGGCCGATAGCGGCTACGAGATGAACAAAGACTACTTCGACGCGGTCACCGGCGCTGGTGATCGGCGCGTGGGGCGCGCGGTCACCGGTGGAGACGCGGGCGTGAAAATCCGGCAGTCCAACAGCGATGAGCTCGCTCGTGCGCTGGGAATCAGCACGGGCCAGTGGGCGCTCGAAGAAGAACGGCAGGGAGTGGGCCTATGAGCTTCGGACAATACGGTAGGCCCCGCGGGCTCGGCATGCTCGACGAAGACGAGCTGGATGAGCGTCGACGCGCCGACGAGTTGATGACGTTCGGTATGGGCTCGCCGGACGCATTCATCGAGCAGCAGGCGAACCGAAACCCCGATTGGATGCGTCGACGGCCGGACATGACCATCGGCACGTTCGAGGCCGAGCAGGCCCCAGACATGACGTTCGGCATCGACGAAGCCGAGCGCGCCCCAGACATGGAGTTCAGCGAGATCGAGACCGACACGGCGCCAAACCCCGCTTTCGAGCCGGACATGGAGATCTCCCTCGCGGAGGCTGAAGGCCTCCAACCGGAGCAGTTCGCCAGAACGCAGGCGCCGGTCAGCGCTGGCGCCTACCAGTCGACGGCGGCGCGCCCACCCGTGTCGATGGAGGCGGAGCAGTTCGGGCTCGAGCAGGCGCGGCCGCGCGGACTCGGCGAGATCGATCAGCGCTGGGCGGACGCAGAGAACCAGGCGCTTGATGACAGTTCGTTCCAGGAAGAGGAGTACGGGATCGGCGAAGGCCTCCGCGACTTCATCCCGCTGGCGGCAGGCCTCGGGCTCGACATCGCATTCAACAAGGGCAGGGGCGTCGGCAACGTGGCTGCCGGCGGGATGCAGGCGATCAGCTCGGAGAACACCCGCCGCGATCGCAAGAAGCAACAGGCCAGCGAGAACGCGCTCGCGGTGCGCCGTCAGCGTCAGTACGAATCGGACGACGGACTGCGGCGCGGCGATCAGGCGCTGGGCTGGGCTGGGCTCGCCGAGCGCCGCGCGGCGAACGCACGACTCGCCCAGCGCCAGGACTACGACCTGAACCCGGATAACCCAGCAGCGGCGGCGGCTGCAGGCCACGTGAAGGCGCTCACCGGCGTGGACCAATCTGGGCTCAGCACCAAGCAGCAAGGCCAGGTGATGCCGCTGGCGGGCCGGGCGCAGGGCCTCGCTTACGCTCCCCTCGAGGAGGAGGCGCGCACGCGCGCGCAGCTCGACACCGAGCACGAGCTGGCGCCGCGCACGGCTGCCGACGCAGGCGACAAAGCTGCAGAGATCGAAGCGCGCGCGCGCCCAGAGCGCATGATCACGGCTGGCGAGGAGAAGGACCTCAAGAACCCGGCGATCGACAGCGGCGGCGCACCGCTGCTGCCCCAGGGCATCCGCGACACCACCGGCAAGTTCACGCAGCTCGCGCAGCGCAATCCCGACGAGGCGCAGCGGGTGGTCAACACCGTCACGGACATGTCCAAGCTCGAGAATCTGACGGTGCAGATGGTCAAGGTTCGCGAAGCCATCAACCAGTTTCCGAACACGCAGCACACGAAGAACAACCCGGAGTTTTCGAATCTCATCGGTCAGTGGGACGAGCTCGAAGGCGCCTATCAAGCCGAGTACTTCAAGGCCCAAGACCGCGGCGCACCGCAGGTCTACGAAGATAAGCGCTTCCAGGGCAAGATCGGCTCGCCCATGACCTTGGAGGAAGCTGCGAAGCATCCGATCGAGGCGGTGGAGGCGTTTTTCACGAACCAAAAAGCGACGCTCGATGGCCGGCTATCGGCGCTGCAGCAACGCAAGAACGCCTTCGTCGAGGCCAAGTTCGGTCGCCAGGATGCAGCTGGCGGCGGCGGTGGGACAGGTACCGGCGGACACGAGCGGCTTCCGGTGACGAATCAACGCCGCGGCCAGGTCCCGCTCGTGAAGGACGTGGTTCAAGGCGCGCCACCGGACCCGCGGGCGGGCGAGGGCAAGCCGCGCGCCATCCAGCGGCCTGACGGCGCCTACGACATCGACGGCGAGACGTACACCGAGGACGAGATCCAGCGCTTGATGCGCAAGGGGCTGGTCCAGTGAGCGGCGGGAAGAAACGTCGCTTCGACGCGGCCCTACTCGAGGACGACCAGCAGCCGCGCCGCTTCGATGACGCTCTGAGCGGCGGCGACGATGACGGCTTCCGACCGTGGACCGGGCCGGAGACGCTCCCGCTCGAGAACGCGCAGATGAGCCGCCCCTCGGGGCTCGAGAACATCTCCGACGAAGGGTACGAGTGGTTGCGCGGCGGAGCCAAGGGAGCCTCCGACGCAGCCTACAGCGGCGCCCACGGCATGTTTACGGGCCTGGGGCTCAACCCCAGCGGCTGGAACGATGAGATCGCGGCGCGGCAGCTGATGGGCCAGGAGCGCTCGCCGATGGCATCGACCGTCGGCGGCATCGGCGGCGAGGTGCTGTCGCAGGCGGCTACCGGCATGGGCGCGATCGCGGGCGGCGCGCTGTCCGGCTTCGCCAACACCGAGGGCGACATCATCGAGAAGGGCAAGGGCGCGGTAGCCGGCGGCGCGCTGGGCAAGGGCGGCGAGCTCGTGGCGGGCGCAGTCGCGTCCGTGCTGCAGAAGGGCGCGGACGCGCTCAAGCGCGGGGCCATGAACATGGGCTTGCGCCGATCTGGCGCGACCACCGAAAACCTCCGCGAGCTGGATAAGCTCGGCGGCCGGGAGTACTTCGCCGAGAACGCGGAGCGCATGGGCCTCACCGGCAGGCCGGGCCGCGTGCTCAGCCGATCGGAGGAGCTCACCCCGTACTTGGATCAGGAGCGCGTCGCGCTGGTCGGCCCCAACCCGCCCGACGTGGACGCTCGAGCGCTGGGTGCCACCGTGCGCGGCGCCGCTGACCGCTACCCCGGAATCACGCCCGTCCGCAACGCGGCAAACCGCGCTGGGCGCGACGCAGAGAGCTTGGGCATGTCTCCGGGACTGCGCGACGAGGAGACGTGGATGATCCGCGACGGCATGCGCGACATGGCGCCGTTCCGCGAGGCGTACGCATCGGCCCCCGGACAGACGGCAGACATCGCTGCGGGCCGCGTGCCGACCAATCAGGGTCAGCCGTTCGATCCGATCCAACTCGGCACGCCCAGCCCCGAGCTCGCGGACAAAGGCATCAAACAGACGCTGTGGGACGGCCGCCATCGGCTGCAGGCTGCGCGCGAGGCCGGCGCCCCCGGCATCCTCGCTTCGACCGACTACGGCACGCCGGAGGTGCTCCCGCTCAGCCACCAGACCGGCGCGGCGCCGTGGGGCGACGTCAACAAGCAGCGTCAGTACTACGGCGACAAGACGAACTTTGCTAGCGGGACGCCCGAGGCGAACATCCGCAAGGACATCTACCGCGGCTACAACGAGGAGCTCGGCGACGCGCTCTCGCTGCAGAATCCCGGCGCGGGCGACAAGTGGCGGCAGTATGGGCGCGACGAGCAGGTCGCGATCGAGATGGGCGACATCGCGAGCGGTGGCGTAGACCGCGCGGCAGCGCGCGAGCCGGGCCTGTTCGCAACGCCCGCACGCATGGCGGGCGACATGTTGCGCAATCCTGCTCCGGCGAAGTTTGCCTCCGCGATGATGGGCGACGCTGCGCAGGGTGCGCGCGAGTTCCCGGCTGGCGTGATGGGCGGCCAGGCTGGTTCGGAACTGGTCGAAGCGCACGGGAACAACACCACCGACGAAGCGCTGACGCTGCTGCAGTCAAACCCGCGCGAGCTCGGAGCCTACTCGAGCAAGTTCGCCGAAGCGGCTGCATCTCCGCAGCGTGACGCAGTCACCGCCCTGATCAACAAGCTGATCATGACGGACCCGGACTTCCGAAAAAACATCCTTCCGAAGCTGAAGGCCCGATAGGAGCCACCATGTCACGAGGCGCAAACGCACAAGCAGTCAACCGCATCGCCCCTGCCGCAGCAGACACTGCGAGCGGAAACGCAAGCTACATCAACCGCGCGTTCCGCCTGGCCGCCGCCGTAGACGGCTCGCGTGAGTGGCAGATACCCGGCGCAGGGGCCGGTTTTCCGGCGTGCTGGGTGACCATCACCAATATCTCGCTGGTCGAGACGGATCTTCTCTGCGTCGTCTTCGGGCGCTCGAGTGAGGGCACCTTGGGCAACGCGGAGACCGCTGAGGACTTCGTCATTCTTCCCGGAGCCACGCAGGATTTCTACTGCGAGTCCGGCATCGACCGCGCGAAGTTCGGCGGCCCCGTGACCGCGATCGCCTCCTGCTACCGAAGCTGCCTCTGATGCATCGCAAGGGCATACGCGGAACGTGGAACTCACCGGCGGGCGCCAACGCGTTCGCATTGCCCACTGCTGTGCTCGAAGACCGCGACATGGCGATCGGTCGCATGACACCCGGCGCGTCGCCTCTGGTAGACGCTCAGTACTTCGGCACGAACCCTGTGCTCGGCGCGTACGCGGAGCAGGATTCGATCTCGCAGTTCGAGCTGCAGCTGAACCGGCCGATCAAGCTGATCACCGCGTTCACCGACTCGAACAATCCCGACATCACCGCGAACACGTTCCCGTTCGATGTGCAGTGGCCGAGCGATCGCAAGCTCATCCTCAGTCACGCGCTCATCGGCTACGGGTGGGACATGAACGACAGCGCGAGCGGCGTGCACGATTCCGACTACGAGGCCGCCGTAGACAATCTGATCCAGTGGAAAGAGAGGATCTTTAGCATCCGCATCGGATGGGAGTTCAACGCCAACAACGGCTACCCGTGGTCGATCGGCGGTTCCGGAGGGACAAACCAGTCAGCCGCGACCTACGCCGCGAGCTTCGCGAACTTTGCCAAGTACGTCCGCGAGAAGCTGCCCGGCGTGCTGATCGACTGGTGCCCACTGTCCGATCACACGGTGCCTGACGCGTGGTACCCCGGCGACGAGTACGTCGACATCATCGGAAACGACGTTTACATCAAGTCAGCCTTCCACCTAAACAGCTTCGCCGAGTCGCTGAACCAGACGGCCGGCCTCTACTGGCAAGAGGCCTTCGCGCAGACGCACGGCAAGCTGCAGGGCTATCCGGAGTGGGGCACCGACTACACGGACGGCGCCGCGTGGATCACAGCCATGGCGGAGTGGATGCGTCGGCCACGCAGCGCAGGGCGCGTTATCTATCAGAGCTACTGGAATAGCGACTCGGTTGTAACGAGCGCGTTGACTCCGAAGCCGCTCAACCTCGCCGCGTACAAAGCGGCGTTCGGTGAGATCTGATGAACCGCAGGAGCTCGAGGGTCGCCCGACGCGCACCGCGCTACCCAGATCCGCGCGCCGAGCAGCCGGACTTTCAAGCGCGCGGCACCACGCAGGTGACCGGCTCCGCAGCGATGACGAAAACGGCCGCTGTTGCAGCCGTGGGCACAACTCAAACGACTGGAACGGCCGAAGTCGATCGTGACGAGGCCTGAGGAGAAGAGCAATGGCAACCGGATGGGGCCGTGAGGTCCGCAGAGATTTTCAACGAGGTGAAACATGGCTGCTCTGATTCCAGAAATGTCGTCTGACGGCTCGGTTTACGCGGAAATGATCCCGCAGCTATCGGGCAGCAGTGTCATCACGCAGCTTGCGTCGAAGTACTACGACACGCACGGCTGTCGATTCCTCACGTTCTATCTCGAGTGGTCTTACGCGTCCGGCGGCCCGGGCGTGGCTTCCACACTCACGTTCACGGCGAGCAACCGAAACAGCAACCCAACGATGCAGTGGGCGCCCGCGGCCGTGTTTGGCGACTGCAGCGTCGCTGGCAACGTCGTAACGCTGGCCAATCAGCTGGTCGGCTCCGCGTTCGTGCTGTTGGAGAAGTCTCCGCGGTTTATCCAGGTTTACGACGCGTACTCATTCACTGGCAGCGGCGACGTGTACGGCGCCATCTACGGCACGAAATAAGGAGATAACGATAATGGCAACCGGTTACGGCCGCCGCGTGCGGTTGGATTTTCAGAAACTGCTCACCAACAATTCGCCGGCCACGTACACGGCGTGGTTCGCGGGATTGTGCACAACAAACCCGCTCGATGATGGGTCTGGCAACACCGCCGGTGGTACTGAGCCGTCGAGCACGGGCAGCTACGCGCGGCAGGCGATCACGTGGACTGCGCCCACGCAGCCGTCACTCGATGCTTCGGTCCTTGCAGTCAACTCGGCATCGATCAGCTGGACGTCGACAGCGGCGTTCAGCACGGGCGCGACTGTGCTGAATCACGTTGGCATCTGGAACACCGCGACGCTCGCGACTGTCACGGAAGCGGCGTACATAGGGCGCGCAGCCATCACCGTGCCGCAAGCAGTCAACGCCGCGGGCATCACGCTCACGATCGCGATTAGCGGTCTCAGCATGGGCTGCATCAGCGCATGAGCTCGAGGGCTCGTTTCATCGAGAGAGAGACCGGGACTGAGGTCCTGGTGGAAACGGTGTTCGCTTGGGAACCGCATCCGCTCACGTGCGTGGTGCAGTACCCGAGCGGACGCCGCTACTCGCTGCCCGAGAGCGAGTTGTCCAAACACTTCGACATCGTCTCGCCGCAAGAGATCTTCATGGAAGCCTACGGCGGCGTGGACGATCGACCGACGGCCAAGCAACGCGAGGTGTAAGCCATGGCAACCGTCACGTATCCGCTCAGCGTCGGGTCGCTCATACCAAGCGCGACTGTGCCACCGGAAATGGTGCGCGTCGAGGGCACGAACTTCCCGAATGTCGGCTACGCATTCGCGGACGCGACGAACGATGAGATCGCCTACACCGAGCGGTTGATGATCCCGAACTACGGTTCGGGCAACGTCTCTGTGCTGGTCGACTGGTACTCGCGCACGGGGCAGACCAGCGGCGCCGTTGTCTGGGGCGGCGCGCTCTCAGTGCTAACGCCAGCCGACGCGCAGAGCGTGGAAACGGACGCGTTCGCGACCGAGAACACGCAGACCACGACAGTCAGCGGCACTGCGCGCGCGCTCAACCGCAGCACGATCGCAGTCAGCAACCTCGACTCACTCGCGGCGAACGACTCCCTCGTGCTGCGGCTCGCGCGCAAGCAGTCGAACGGCAGTGACACGATGACTGGAGACGCGATCATCGTGGGCGTGACCCTGCAATACAGCGACACCTGATGTCGATTCAGTGCACCAACAGCACCAACTACCTGAGCAAGACCGGCGCGGCCGGCGGCCCTGGTACAGGTGCGTTCACGATCTCGGCGTGGATGCGCTGGACGGGCAACGGCTCGTTTCAGCAGCATCTGACGTTGAGCGAGAACACGTTCAACGAGCTGGCTGGCATCGAGCAGTCGGCCGGCTCGGACATCCTGCAGTTCTACATCAACAAGAGCAGCACGGGTCAGGACTTCCGAGTCAGCTCGGGCTCGATCGCTACCAACACGTGGGTGCACGTCGCCGTCAAGTGGGCGAGCAACGTCCTCACGGCGTACGTGAACGGCGTCAACATCGGCACCGCAGCCGCAGCGATCACCACGCCGCTCACGCTGAACTATCTCGAGTGCGGCTTCTCAGACTCGGTGCTTTCAGACGTCTGTTACTACGCTGCCGCCCTCACCGATGCGGAGGTCTCCGAGCTCTACGCGCAGCGGCAGCCCAAGCGCCGCGCGAACCTGTTCGCGTACTACCCGTGCTTCTTCGGCAGCCGCACGGCCGACTTCAGTGGCCAGGGCAACACCGCGACCGAGAACGGCACGCTGACAGACCCTGCGATCACACCGCCCGTGCAGTGGACGGGCGGCCGTCCACAGCGCATCTACGTCCCGGTCACAGCGATCACCATCGTTCCCAGCGGCGTCGTGAACGTGACCGGCGCAGCGGCGTTGACGGCGGCGGCTGGCCTCGCGCCAACGGGTTCGACGCAGGTCACAGGCTCTGCCGCAATGACGAAGGCGGCCGGCCTCGCGGCGACCGGAGCGACCCAAGCCACTGGCTCGGCGACGATGACGTCGGGGGCGAGCGCGGCGAGCTCGGGCACGACGCAGACCACCGGAAGCGCTGCGGTCACCAAGAGCGCGAGCGCGGCCGGCGCGGGCGCGACGCAGACCACGGGTTCCGCCGCCATGACGGCGGCTGCAGGCGTCGCAGCGGGTGGCTCGACGCAGACGACCGGGACAGCGTCGGTGACCTCGAGTGCGTCGCTGGCGGCCACGGGTCTGACGCGGACCACTGGCGCCGTCGATCTCTTGGGCACGATGCCGGCGAGCGGCTCCGTCCAGGTGACCGGCGCCGCCACCATGACCGCAGCAGCCGCGCTCGCGGCTGCTGGGCTAACGCGGACCACCGGCGCCGCAGCGCTCTCCGCCGCAGCCTCAGCAGCCGCCGGAGGCGTCACCAACGTCACCGGGTCGGCCGCGGTCACCGCGTCAGCGTCGGCGGCTGGCGCTGGCAGCACGCAGTGCACAGGCGCCGCCATCATGACCGCCTCTGCGCCGCTGGGCGCGACCGGCGAGACGCGGGTTACAGGATCGTCGGCGTTCGTCGGCACGCTGCTCTCCGCGGGCAGCACACAGGTGTCGGGCGTGGTCACCATGACCGCGACCGCAGCGCTGACAGCGTCTGGGCTGACTCAGGTGTCGGGAACCGCGCGCTTCCAAGGCACGGGGGCGGGCGGCCAGCGCGGGCGACTGCTGGCGTCGCGCCGCGGTTCGAGCACGGGCGGCCGGAGGAAGATCCGATGGTGAAGCTACCACCAGAGTCCGAGTGGCCACCGTGGATGGTGATCGCAGCCCAGGACGTCGGCGTGCGCGAGCTGCCGGGCGTCGCCACGCATCCACGTATTGCCACGTACTATCAGCATACGAACCTCGGCGGCGAACCCGAGGACGGCGCTGTAGCGTGGTGCTCGGCAGCGATGTGCTGCTGGATCGACGAAGCCGGCTACATCGCCACCAGTCGCGCGAACGCCCGCAGCTGGCTCGGCTGGGGCGAGGCGCTCAAGCAGCCGCGACTCGGCTGCATCGTGGTGTTCTCTCGCGGCAACCCGTCAGGGAAGCAAGGCCACGTGGCGATATACGTATCTCCAGGACGCGAAGGGCATGTCGTGGTGTTAGGCGGTAACCAAGGCGGTGCAGTCAGTTTTCAGAACTACCCGTCAGCGCGGATTCTTGGGTACAGGTGGCCGAAGGACTCGGACTGGCTGACCAGCGGCCCCGATGTTTGATTCGTGAAATAGCCGACCTCGCAACGGAAAACTCCGCGGCGAGCATGCTTCCGCGTTCACCGGCCGCCAGCCGGCGGCGGATCGCCGCCACGTCCGCAGCCGTCAGCTTCGCGGCATGGTGGCTCTCGCCGCACTCGTAACGAGCACGACCCTTGGCGATCTTGTCGCGCATGTTCTCAGCGTTCGTGCCGAGAAACAGGTGTGTCGGGTTGCAGCAGACAGGGTTGTCGCATGTATGGCAGACGGACAGTTCATCCGCGGACCTGCCGCGAGCCAGCTGCCAGCTGACTCGGTGGGCGCGGACGTGTTTCCCGTTCGCGTAGGTCTTGCCGTACCCGTTCTTGTCGACGCCGCGCTTCCACGGCCAGCACTCATCGGCGCCGCGCCTGTCGACCTTCGCCCAAAACCGTGCGATCTGGATCTCATCCATGAGGGTTCTCTCCTTGTGGGTCATGGCCCCGGGCGTTCTAGCGCCGCGGGGCCGCTTGCGTTCTTAGCACAGTCAGATCGCTCGACAAGCCTGTGAGATAGATCACAATACTGAGCAGAAGTGGAGGTCCAGAATGGGCCGTGAACAGGTGCTGCAGGGTCTCGCTGGTGTGCTGTGCATCGTGGCCTCTGCCATCTGGCTGCAGGACCCGAAATACCTCGCGGCCTACACGGCCGTGAGCGGCTTCGGGTTCACGCTTCTGGGCAACCTGCTCAAGGGGCCGAACCAGGTCACAAAGCAGGAAGCGGAGCGGATGGTGCGGGCCAAGTCTGACCCGCCGCCGCCGATGAAGTGACCGACGAGTCGCGCGCGGTCATGTCGACGAAGATCAGCACGCGCGCCAACAGGCTCGTGCGCGACATCGTGGTCGGCTTCTTCCAGAGGATCGGCGGGCCGCGCCTCATGTCAGACGAGCACGTGACGGCGCTGCGCGTGCTGGTCGGTATGGCCATGCGTGAAGCGGCCATGATCGGCGCCGAGTACGCCGCGCGACGGCTCGCGCCCAAGCCGGCGGGCGCGACGCAGACGCCCAAGGTGCCGCAGCCTGCGCCAGCGCGGACCACCGACACGCCGCCAGACTTCTCGGACAAGACCACCGAGAAGATGCCGCGCCGCTAGCTACGCGAGCTCGCGCTCCTCGGGCGTCACCATGCCCTACTCCTTTGCCAGCCCGTACCGGCGCTCGAGCGCGTCCAAGCCATCGAACACGCACATGCGGAGCAGCGCCGACCGCGACAGCCGCACGGCGCGAAACTCCGCGTCCTCGCGGACCTTGTCCAGCAGCGCATCCAACCGAGCGTCCACGTCAGCCGGGTATCGCAGGAGAGCTGTGCTCATGCTGGCACCTGCTTTCCGTTTTGGCGCTGGTCGAGAACCTTTGCCGCCGCCCTTCTTGGCACCCCGAGCTCCCGCGCTACGGCGGTGACGGTGGGCTGTGGCACTGGCTGGTCTTCGTGCGCGAGAATGCATGCTGTTGCGACTGCATTGATACAGATCAGATACAACAATGCAAGCAGGGCCAGCCAGGGCGTGGGGGACGCGATCATGATGCCTTCGAGCGCGACCACGAAGCAGCTCGCCTTCAGCGTGTCTCCGAACGCTGCGCGGCCCCACTGCCAGACGGTGCGGACGCTGAACAGCAGGCACGCGGCGACCACGACCGAGAGCACCCAGAGCTGCCAGCCGCCCGCGCCTTGCAGGTCGCCGTGCATCGTGCGGTAGGCGGTCAGCGGCAACGCGCCGCCGAATGCCGCGCCTATCAGGGCCGCGATCGGGTGTCTGCGTGCTGCTCGCCACTGTTCGAGGATTCCGGTGCTCACCAGAGTTTTCCGTTCGAGTTGAGGTAGGCGCCGATCACCAGCAAGATCGGCAGAGACACGATCAGCGGAATACCGAACGCCATGAGGAACACGGCAAACCCGCAGATCATGGTTCCCCAGAACACGCAGTCGACGATGAGACGCATGGCTAGTTTCCCTCAGTATACGTTTGCTATCGAATTGATATCGGCGACGCGGCCCCGTGCCGCTCTACCCTTCTCCGTCGAGCGCGGAGCTTTCGGCGCTTCTGGGGGTGCTGGAGCCACCTCGGTCGCGGCCGATGCTGGAAGGGTAGGGGGTATGCTGGCCTTGGTGACCCGGTAGAACTGCGTGGCCATCGCGACCACGGCACACAGCACGATCACGTTGAGCACCACCGTCCAGAGCGCCCACTCGGTTTGCGGCGGCGCGGCATCGGGGAACAGGTACGGCTTCGCGTCGAGAATCTCGGACGCCTCAGCGTGTCCGCGGGCAGCCTTCGCGAGCGCCTCGAGCACGTCGGCCTTCGAGGACAGCACGGCGCTGTTGCCAAGCTTGCGGATCTCGGCGATCTGCAGGCGCTCCTCAGGCGTGAGCTCGTCGACGATCTTGATCAGGTCGCCAGGCTTGATGCCGCCCTCGTTCCAGATGTGGGTCTTGCCCATCACTCGCCCCCTGTGAGCGCGTCGAACAGCGAGTGCCCCGCGCCGGTGAGCGCCGGACCGATCGAGCCGATGGCCGTGGCCACTCCGCCGCACACCAGTAGCGCAGCCACGGCCAGCAGCCCTATCCCCTTGCCGGTCCAGGCCACGCCGACGATCACCACACGCGTCGTGACCGGCTGCTGGATGACCAGCACGGCGCGAGCTTGCCGCTCGATCGCATCCATCACTGCCCCCCCAGGCTGGCCAGCTGCTCGGGCGTGATCTTGGTGAAGTGCGCGACCAGAACCAGCACGCCCAGCACCAGCGCGACCCAGCCCATCTTCTTGTTCGGGTCCTGCCCCAGCGCGAGCGCGAACACGGTCAGGACCAGTAGAACCAGCGGGACAGTGGCGATCGTCATGCGAAACCTCCGAGTGATAGCGCAGTGATATACTTCGCTATCACTCGGAGTCAAGTGTCTACTTCTCGAACGGCTTCAGGGCTGCGCGTAGGGCAGCCCTCAGTTCCTTCTGGTAAGCGTGTTCGCTCCACGGCGCCTCGTCGCAATACTCCGTCGCCGCCTTCACCAGCGCCTCGACGTTCTCGTGCCACGAGGCCCAGACGGGTGCCGGGACGAGTTCCGTAACGAGCTTGCCGTCGCCCTTGGCGACGTTCGGTTCCTTGGCTTCGAGCTCGGTCACGCGGCTGGCGATGTTGGGGCAGAACCGCTCTAGCATGTGGTCGACGTCGTGTAGGCGCTTCTCCAGCGCCTCGATGCGCGTCGCCAGGTTCGTCACCTGGTTATTGATCTGCACCTCGCGGCGCTCAGCCTCGGTCATCGGTCCCTCCCGTGTGTTGTATGTGTGTCGGAATCAGCGATCACAGCGGCGTCTGCGGACGCGCTTCGGGGGTCGAAAGACCCCAAAATCAGCTGAAAAAGCGGTGGGCGGGACAGGGATCGAACCTGCGACGTACGCCGTGTAAAGGCGCCTGCGACGCCAGAAAGCGCAGTGGAGTCGGGTAGGTAGCCTACCCGGGATCGCCGTGTGTCAACCGTGTGCATCGCTCTTGCCCAGCGGGCCGTGCGTTTCGTTAGCGAACCGCGTGGCCTCGGTGCGCACCATGTCCATCGGCATTCCCAATGCTACTAGGACCGGCACCACGGCCCGGTAGGTGCCCCACCAGCGGTCCTCTCTCCGCTCGCGCTCGCGCCGCAGGTTCTCATCGGGCAGCAACCGATAGAGCGCGTTGACGTCGCGCTGCAGGCCCTCGATCCGTTCGTCTACGCTTGGCATTGCACACATCGCGTCGTCCATCTCACGCCTCCTTGGCAGTCTCTTTGCGCTTGCGCAGCGGCGCCAGCTTGGCGATCGCCTCGTGCATGTGATCGCCCGTGCCCACCCGGGCATAGACGCGCTCGAGCATGCGCGTCGAGCTGTGCCCCATCAGGTGCATCAGGTGCAGGATGGGCACGCCTGCGATTGCCAGCTGCGTCGCGAACGTCCGCCGCAGGTCGTTCAGGCTGAGCTCGGCCTGACGGAGCTTGCGCCCCCGGTACTCGACCACCCGGACCGGTTCGAAGCCCGCACGCGCCGCGTAGCAGCGCAGCTCGCGGTCGTAGTTGCCCCAGCGCGCGAACATCGGCGCGGCCTCTCGGCGGCTCCACAACACGTCGTAAATCTCCTCGGTCATCGGCAGCACGCGGTCTCGCTTGCTGGCCTTGGTGCCGCGCACGCGCACCTCGCGGCGCTCCCAGTTGCAGTCAGCGGCCTCGATCCGGTAGAGCTCGGAGCGGCTCAGTCCCAGCTGCAGGTACGCGATGATGTAGTCGCGGCGCTTCGCGGGCGTGGCCGTCAGCAGCTGCAGCTGTTCGGAGCGCGTCAGCCATCGCTCCTTGGCCGGGTTGTCGGCGAGCTTCGGCATCTTGGGTGGCACGAGGCCCACGGCCCTGAATGCCAGCGCGAGCTCGCGCAGCTCGCGCTTGACGGTCGGTCGCTGGCGCGTGGCGAGCGCGACCTTGCAGTAACCGTCGACGTCGGTGCACTTCTCGATCGGCGTGTTCGGATGGAAGTAGTCGGCCAGCGCGCGCGCCTTCTCGAGCGTGATGTTGATCGTGGCCTGCGAGCGCTTGGCCCGTTCCTTCACCTCGATCAGCGCGTCAACGGCTTGCGCGAGCGTCGTTGGGCGAGCGACGCGATCTTGGCCCAGCGCAAGCGATTGCCCGATGTCACGGGCGTTGATTTCGGCGGTGCGTCTGGACTTGGTGGTGCCGTCGTCTCGGATGCCGGTGCTGCGTCGGGCGTAGCGCCGCTGTCCGTCTGCCCAGAAGCAAGCTCGCACGTACCAGACGCGGTCCCCGTTTCGGAGCTTTCGAGAGTAGATGTCCATGGCGCCTCGAGCTGGCGAAGGTAGTTGTCCAGGCGGTGCTTGGGTAGACGGGTTGCGCGCCCGAGCTTCAGGGCTCCAAGGCGCGTCATCAATTCGTAGGCGCTCGACCGCGAGAGTGCCGTCACCTGCATGACGTGTTTCACCGTCACCAGCTGTCTGACGGCGGTCATTCGTCCACGACGCACGGCGCCTTGACGGCCCGCCGCGTCGCCTCGTTCTTGAGATACGGCAGCCCGCATCTCGAGCACACGGGCCACGGGATGCGCTTGCGCATCTTGGGGCTGTGCACTCCGACAGAGCGCGCGCCCTTCTGCGCCAGGAACGCGCGCACGTTGTCCACTCGTTTCCAGTCGCTCACGGCTTCACCCTCAGCGAGATCAGCAGATCGCCCTTGCGCAACGGGCAACGTTGGGGCGGGGTCAGCTCTTCGTCGTCCGGAAGTTCTAGATGGTTCTCGTGGGTGATGGCCGGGTGACGGCAAAGGTCGTATTCGTAGTCAGACACAGGGCAGCCGCTGCAGCACGTGACCTCATGCATTACGCGCATGGCTCGCCTCGCAGCGCGTGGCGAGCGCGCCACCACTCGCGCTGACAAGCCCTGCAGAAGCGCTTGCCAAGCTTGTCGACGCGGGTGTTGGTGACGCTATATGCGTGCCCCTTCGGGCAGTGCGTTTTCGCTGCATTCAACGCAGAAAAACCGGTTCCACGCATCGAGTTCTCGCGGTTCGTTACCGGTTCCAGGTGTGCCGGGTTCACGCAGCGCCGGACCCGGCACAGATGGTCCAACTGCATGCCCGGTGGGATGGCTCCGACCAGCAACTCGTAGACCGCGCGATGCGCGAGGCGGCAGCGGTTGTTTACCGAGAACTGGCCATAGCCCTCAGCGTTCAGCCAGCCATCGATCACCCAGCAACCGCTCGACATGTCGCAGCGCTTGCGCAGCCGCTCCATCACCTGCTCCTTCGTCGGCCGTTCCATGCTCCCCTCCTAGTGCGAATAAACAGCGACCGTTACCCAGCTCGCGATCGCGAGCCAGAAGACCATGTAGACGTTGACGGTCATGGAGCGCGCTCCGCGTCGAGGTCGTCGAGCACTCCGCGGAACAACTCGTTGAGCATCCTCCACCGCGCGTTGTCGCGGACGGCGCGTTCCCCTATGACTTCGCAAACGCGGCCCACGTTGGTGCTCAGCTCGCCGCAGTGTTTGGTCAGCATCTCGATCACGGAGCGCTGCGTATCGATCCACGTCTCGGCCTGGCGCAGCCGTTCCTCCAGCTGCGCCACGCGCTCTGTCAGGTCTTCGACCGTCACCGCAGCCTCAGATGTTTGGTCTCGACCAGCTTCGCGCCTTCGACCGTCTCACCGGCCTTCAGCGCCCTGGCGATCTCAGCCTTGTTGATGATGTCCATGCTGCGTCGGATGAAGCGATCTTCCGCAGACATCAAGAACTGACCTTCGTCTTCGATCTCCACGTGCTGCGACTTCCCGAAGCTCGCGGTGCACGTCGGCGTCTCGATGCGCTCGCGCCCGAGTTCGAGCATCGCAGCGGCCAGCCGTTCCTCGAGCGCGTCTGCGCCGCGGTCGTCGACTGCCGCCGCCTGGGCGAAGTGCTGGGCCGCTTCCTTGCGTGCTTTCGCCCGCGCCCGCTTCTCGCGGATCACGATGTGGTACGCCTCCACCTTCATCTCGAGGTCGAGCTCAAGCGCGTTGAGCTCGTCGGTGACCTCGCCGTTGTTCTCGTTGATGTTCTCGATCAGCGCCGCCACGATGTCGAACAGGCGCTGCTTGGGGGTGCCGCTCGTAGCGGCGCTATTCGTCGTCGTCGTCGTCATCGTCGCCTCCTCCCTCGTCTTCTGCTGGCTGAGATCCGCCGGAGCCGTCGCCGTAGCCGGAGCCGGAGCCGGAGCCGGAGCCGTCGCCGTAGCCGTCGCCGTAGCCGTAGCCGTAGCCGTAGCCGTAGCCGTCGCCGTAGCCGTAGCCGTAGCCGTCGCCGTAGCCGTCGCCGTAGCCGTAGCCGTAGCCGTAGCCGTCGCCGTAGCCGTAGCCGGAGCCGGAGCCGGAGCCGGAGCGCTCGGACGCCTGCGCGATCAGAGATCGCTCGTCGTCCGAGCGTGCAAGCGACAGCGCTTCATCGACGGGCAGCGCGGTCGCCCTTGGGGCGCGTCGTGCGCGCCACTTCCTGGCACCGTCGACGCATGCGCCGACATGGCACACGGCGTCGACGGTTAGCCAGGAGTCTTTCGGGAAGCTCACCGATCCCTCCACGCCTTCACAGCTGCGGGCGTGCAGTCGACGAGGGAGGTCAGACCAGGGAGCCAGATCTTCGGCGCAGGCGATCCAACCTTGCACCGCGAGTTCGGCCCACGCGATGCGAGCCCGTCGACACCATTCGTGTCTGCGTCCCAGTAGAGACACATCCGCGCGTCTTTCAGGACGCACGTTCGTTCCTTCTGGTCGTGCTCCACCAACGTCCCGAAGTAGACTCCGCGGTACTGCGTCGTGATCAAAACGTGTCGCTCTTCCATGTTCGCGCTCTCTTTCATTCGGGGGTCAGGCCCCACTGGCTGTTGGTGTCCTCGGTCGGCGCAGCGTGCGCGGCGTCGTGTGCGGCTTGCATGCCTTCGGCGATCGGGTCGCTCGGCTGCGGGCGCAGCTTGTCTCCCTCTGCTTCCATGCGCTCGTGGAGCACTGCTTGCGCAGCGTCGCGTGACTTGATGGCGCCTTCGCGCGACTTCTCGCGCTTCGGGTCGGCGATCACGGCCTCGACGAACGCGATGTAGTCACACAGCACGTTGCTGGGCGCGTCGGTCAGCAGCTTGCCGGCCCACGCTTTGTCAGGCCAGCCAGGCGAGAACACCGGGCCGACCGGCTTCGACTCCCGCATGCGCGCGGTTACGGGACCGACCTGTGGACGGTCGTTGTCGGCCTGACCCATCTCAACGTCGGAGTAGACGCCGCTCATCTCGTTTGGGAACGCCTTGCGCAGAGCCAGAGACTCCGCGCACTTCGCGAGCTGTCCGGCCGGCATGTCACGCCAGAACTTCGTGGGGTTGCCCTCACGCGTCTTCTGGACGTACTCGCGGTAGAGCGCGATCGCGCCCACGGGCTCCATGAAGTCGCGCCGCACAACGCGCACACGCGCAGCTGCGGGCGGCTTCTCGGAGAGCCAGACGTCATGCCAAACGCCGTCCTCGCCACACCACTCCGGGTCCTTGGTGCCGCCGTACTTACCCGTGCGCTCTGCGTTGAGGCGCATGCCATCGATCGAGACCTGCGCGGCCATCACCTCGCGGCGCAGCGTCGAGTCGTAGCGCTTCACCGCGTAGATCTGCTTCGCGAACGGGTCCAGCCGCAGCCGGTTGCAGATGAGCTTGAACAGGTCGAACTCATCGTCTGTCGCGCCCTTGCACAGCGTGTCGCGCAAGAGCGCGTACTTGCTCTCTGGAATCACTGGCGCGAGCGCGTGCTGCTGCTCCACCACCGCTACAATTGCTGTGCTCATGCGCACCACCTCGCGAACTGGATGTCATCTGTCTTGAGCGCTTCCGCGCACAACTCGGGGGCGCTAACGGCGTTGCCATTGGCGATCGCCGTCAGCACAGCCGCGCGCAGCATGTCCTCGCTTGCGTGTGCCGTCTCGTCATCGTCCATGATGGCTTTGATCGCCTCGACGTACTTGCGCACGTCTTCGACGGTGCAGACCTCGGGCGGCATCTTGTGGAGCACGGCCCGCGCCGTATTTTCGTCGCTCATCGCGCGGCCTCTTTTGCCGCCATCTCGCCGGCAATGGTGGCCTCGAACGGAATTTCTGTAACGACGGCGTCAGCGAGCTTGCGCCCCGGCGACTTGCGCCGCATGCGCGGCACGGGCAGGTTGTCGAGCGCGTCCTGGCAGCGCTTGATGGTGGTGTTGATTTCGTCGCGCGTGTTGCGCGCGCGCGCGAGGTCCTCCAGCAGCTCAGAGCGGCGCTTCTCGATCGCCTCGTACAGGTCTTCGTGTGCCATCTTGCGGTTCTCCTCGCGCGCAACGCTGGCGCGCAAAACGTTTTCGAGTTCGGAATCGGGCGTCGGCGCTGGCGCGCGCACCGCGAACTGCCCGTTGTTCAGTAACGAGTTAAGGCTGACAGTGCGCTTCATGGCCGCGGCTCCCGGAACGACACACACGGGTACATCGCGTCGGTCATGTCGTCGGGGTACTGGCCGATCAGCCGCTCGCGCACGAGCTCGTCGGTGATCGCCTGCTTCTGCTCGGCCGTGAGTCCGGTCTTCCAGCCATCGACTGCAGCCGTCCAGGACACGATCTCAATGTGCGCCCAGCGCCTCGCGGTCCCCTTGCCGATTCGGACGCGAATCAGGCTCGGCCAGAGCTTCGGCTCGTGCCTCCGCACGACAGCTTTGATCGCGCGGTTGCGCGCGCGCCCATGGAGTAGCTCGTTCACGAGAACAACCCCCGCGCAGCGCGCCGAGCCGCCCGCATACCGGCCACCGCTGCCGGCGCGTCGTCGCCCGCAATCACGTGCTCGTCGAGCACGCGCCAGCCCTCGCGCGGCACCGTCATCACCTGCAGCCGCGCCGTCGTCAGCCGCAGCCAACGGTCGTACCAGACGTGCAGCATGTAGCGCGGGTGCTTGAGCCGCAGCACGTCGTTCGCGGGCTCAGGGCCCTGCAGCTCGTGCAGATACGCAGAATCGCCTTCGTTGGCCGGTGCATTCCATGCGTTGAGCGCCATCGTTCCGCCTCCCTTGCTGATGCTTACTCTAATAAATCTTATGGGGAGCGCAACCATAAAAGTAAACGAATCGACAAAAATAAACCTGGCGTCGTACGCTCGGCGGCATGTCGACCCGACATGGTTGGCGCGTTTGCGTGTTGGTGCTTGCGGGCTGTGCGAGCGGCGAGGGTGCGGTGTTAGGCGACTGCCCGTTTCCTGACACGTATGTGGCGCACCTAGCCGAGCTCAGCGGCGACTGTGGGGCGATGCTGCCATCTGTGCAGCGCAGCGGCGAGCCTGTGCCCCCCGAGTGTACGGTCACGCGCGAGATGGCGGAGTGTTTCGTGACCACCCGCTACGAGTGCGCAGAGAGCCCTGCCGGCTACTCGTTCCTGCGTCGGAGCTGGCTCGACGGCGCGGATGGAACGTGGAGCGGCGAGGCAACCTACATGGTCGAGCGCTACGGAATGCCGTACTGCCGCAGCACCTACGCGGTCACGATCGAAGCGCGCTAGCGCGCCGTGCGCTTACGCGGGCCGCCCTTCAGCGCTTCGACGACCTGGCGCAGGTCAGCGCGCACCGCGGCCAGGTCGGCCTTCATGTGGGCCAGCTCCACGGCCTGTGCGGCGCGCTCGCGCTCGCTGGTCTGTAGAGCCTGCTCGATAGCCGCTACCCGCTTCTCGTCCCTCTTGGCGCTCAGCAGGTGCAGGCGATGGTCCTGCTGGTCTGGGTAGTCGTCAAAGAAGTAGCTGGGGCTGAGTCCGAGGCCGCTCATGATTTGTCGGAGTGTGTCAGTTCCGAACCCCGTCTTACGATACCTGTCGTAATGCCTCAGCTGATTTAGGTAGGAGCTTTTCACACCGGTCATTTCGGCTATGGCTGCCTGACCCATCCCGAGATCGTCGAGCTGCTGAATCAGCCACGAGAGCCGTACCAGCTCACGGCTCGGGGTGTCTTTGCGCGTTCGGCCCATCGGTTTGGGATTTTCGCGCGTCTCGAGTTTATTTTGCTGGACGTCCACTAATTTACTCTTATAAATGGTGCATGGGTAGAGAACAGGCAAGCGAGCGCCTGCGGGCGTGGCGAGCGGAGGCGCGGCTGACGCTCGCGCAGGTGGCGGAGCAGCTGGGATGCTCGGACGCGTGGCTGTCGCTGATCGAGCGCGGTTTGAAGGTGCCAGGGTCGATGCGGCTGGCGCTGGCGATCCAGGAAGCGACTGGCATCGCAGCGAGCGCGTGGCCAGAGCCAGAGCCACGCAAGCGCCGCGTAGTGCGGGCCAAGGCAGCGTAATGCGTAAACACCATTCGCACATTCGTATACACGATATAGCCAAATGCAACTGGTCGCTATCACAGCGACGCGGTGCGCCGCACGTGATCCGGAGCAGGGCCGCGAGGGTTGGTTTTGGGCATGGGCCTACCTTCGCCGCTCTGCTCGGGCTCACGTCGTCATGACGCGTGCAGCCCGAGGTTGACTGTCGGCCGACCCATCGCCCCCCGTTGGGCCCGGCCGCAGTCAGCCTCCCTATTTCGCAATGAGGTAACCCCATGGAAGCGCGTACCGACTCTCAGCGCATCTCCGATCTCGAGGAGATGGTGTGCGTGCTCGCTGACGAGCGCCGCGAGCTCGCGCGCCAGGTGCACGCGCTCGAGCTGATCGTGGCGCGACAGGAAGCGGCGAAGCGCGCGCGCAAGCTCCGCAGCCGTCAGCGGCACACCTCGACTGAGGCTTAGCCCTATGGACTTCGCTAACGAGCGGTATGTACGGCTGTACACGCGAGACACCACAGGGTGGAAGCTGCTCGGCTTTGAGGGCCGTACGGTGTTCACCCTGCTGTACCGCAAGGCTGATCGCTCGGGCGTTATCGATCTCGCAGGACTCGAGCCGTGGGAAGCCGGCGCAGTGCACGAAGACATACCCGAGGAGATAGCTCGGGTAGGGATGGCTCGGTGCCTCAAACGGGGATGGATCGTGGTCGACGACGACCGCTTGGTGTTCCCCGAATACATCCCAGCCAACGAGACCCCTCAGTCGGACGCACAGCGCCAGCGTGAATCAAGAGCGAAACGCGCTGTCACGAAACGTGACGCGTCGTCACAAAACGTGACGGATTGTCACACGGAGTCACACGGCGTCACGCCGCGTCACTCCGTGCCTAGCCTAGCCGTGCCGTCTGAGAAAGAAGAGAAAGAGATCCAACCTGCACCCGCCGCCGCCGCACTCTCTACCAACTTAGGGACGCCAGGCGGCGGCGGCGAGAGTTCACATGTTCGGTCGGTGGACAGCCTGAGCGCAGCGGGCCGCATGTGGCTCGCGAGCGTGCTGGACCGAGACGACTTCGACCACCGCGGCAAGTGGGAACACGCGTTCACGCAGCTCGCGCAGAAACCCGAGACCGAGAAGAGAGCGGCGGCGGCGGCGATTCGGAGCCAGCTCGGCAAGAGCGGGATTCGCCAAAAACTGAAACCGCAGCACGTCCTGGACTACTGGGCAGACTACGTCGACGGTAAGCCTCCGGGAGGCTTTGCGTCTGCCGCCGCAGTGCAGCCAGGAGCGGCGGAGGTAGCAGCCGCGAAAGAGGAGTTTGCGCAGGCGCAAGAGCGCTATCGCGCTGCGCCTGCAGAGCATCGCGAAGCGATGCGCGCGAAGTGGGCTGAGGCGGACAAGAAACTCAAAGACACGAAAGCGAGGTTCGCATGGACGGGATGATTCCAGACGACTCTGCGCCGCTGATCGCGATGTTGCGCCGCTACGACTTGCTCGCGATCGCGCTCGACACGATGCATCGCGTAGACGAGTTGCGCCCCTACAGCATTCCGCTGGTCAATCCGCCATCGGCGGAGCTGGCGAAAGCGCTCGACATGCGCACACCCGGCAGCGTCCCTGACGGACTGCAGTTCGAGCATGAGCAGTGGTGCGCCGAAATGATGGCGCGCGTGAACGCGAAAGCCGAGAACAAGCGCATGCTGCGCGCCACGCTCTGGGCGGAGGCGTACTTGCGTCAGAAGGGGCGCGCTGAACACGCGGTGCTGCGCGCGTTCAACGAACAGTGTTGGGGCGTGCCCGACGAAGCCTCAGCCGACTACAGCGTGCGCGAAGCGCAGGCGAAGGCCTGCGCGTGAAGTACGACAACGCATCGTTTTTGATCGGCGCTGGCCGGCGTGGTGAGACCGTTGTGCGGATAGACCTGTGCGCGATCCACGGGTTTCGTGCGCATGAGTTTCGGTGGCTGGAGCCGAAGACGTGGGAGCGGGAGTGTCTGGGATGCCGCGCTGACAAGCGCGAGCGAGAGAGGGGAGCCGAGGAATGACCACGAAGACGAAAGCGAAGTTTGTCCCGCTGGAGATCGACGCGTGCCACTGGGTAGCGACCGAGGGCAGCATACTCGTGCCAGAGGTTCGCGCTGTTGTGATCACGGTCGGCCTCGAGCTCAAGAGTCAGAAGCACGGCATCTCGAACAACTGGCGCGCTGAACATGGCCGCCGCCAACAGCTGCGCAAGCGTATGTGCGTCAGGCTAGGGACAATCCCTTTCTGGGGCGTGGAGGCCCACCTAGACGGCAAGCCCACCAAGATCGAGTTCACGCGGCTGGCTCCACGCATGCTCGACTCGGACAACTTGGCGAGCGTGTTCAAGCCGATCCGCGATCAGGTGTGCGCGTGGTTGGTGGGCAAGAACGATTCGAGCGCGCGCGCCGATGACGGCATGCGCAGCGGCTACACGTTTTCGTATCACCAGCAGCAACAGCGCGCGTATGGCGTGCGTGTGGAGCTGGCGCCATGAACCAGATCGAACTCACCGAAGGCACGACGCGAGACCACAGCTTGTCGCAGTTCTTTACGCCGCCGAAGCTGGCGCAGAGGTTGGTTGACTGGGCTGGCATCGCAGACCCGAGCCGCGGGCCGTACTCGCAGCCGTATCGCGTGCTCGAACCGAGCGCAGGGAACGGGGCCATCGTTCGGCCGCTCGTGGCTGCGGGCGCTGAAGTGCACGCGGTGGAAATCGACCTGCGTTACATGCAGGAGCTGTGCGATCTGATGGTCGACAGCGCGTGCCATCGATTGTGGTGCGGCGATGACTTCCTGAAGATCGACCCAGTGTACTTGGCCACGCGCTACGACCTGGTGTGCGGAAACTTCCCGTTCCACGCAGACCAGGCTGGCGAGTTCACGCTGCACGCGCTGAAGTTCGCTCCCAGGGTCGTGGCGATCTACCCGAGCAACGTGTTCTACAGCGCGAAGCGCTCGCGGCTCTGGTCGCAAGTGCGCCCGACCAGGATCGCGCACACCGCGAAACGTCCCTGGCCGGGCGCGACTGACTACGTTGCTCTCGAGCTCGTGCGGCGCGTCGAGAACGCGCGCAACCCCCAACTGGTCAAGGTCGAGTGGTGGCACGAGTCGTGGACGTGAGCGCGTCCAACCCAGCCAAGAGCGCCTCCCGCGGGCTCACTGCAGCCCGCAGGAGGCGCGAGGCTTCCGCGTCCGTAAGTCTGACCCTAACGATCGCGTCGAGCCTCTCAGAGGCTGGCAGGGGCCTCCGGCCGGCCCCTTTGCGTTTGCCACCTCTGCTCACGTTTCACACCGACTCTCGCAGCTCGGCTGCGTGCAGCGCAGCGAGCCGCAGCTCGCGCGCAAACTCCACGAGTGCGGGGATAGCGGCGGCGATATCCTCGCCAGACACGGGGCCATCTGCCA